CATCTTGCCCCATGCAATACAAGCAGCCTGAGCACCGCAGAAAATAGCACGATGAACAGTGATACCACTCGCACAGATGTCGATAGCGAAGTTGGTAGTAGACTTCTCGAATGACTCGGAAGCGGTTGTACCATTCTCACCATAACGGCTGTGGATGAGGTCAGTAACTTTAACCAGAACATTGTTCCAGATATAGTCGACTGCTTTAAATAGTGGGTTCTCATCACCACGAACGCCAGCGTTCTGAACGGCATTGATCCACGCGGTTTCGCCACGAAGTGCCTTTTCCTGCAAGCGACTGATAAAGAGAATGTAATAAGGTTCACCGTTGACCATTACTGGACGAAGTGGACTGATGAAGTTACCAGAACCGTCGATGTCGGTGTGTGCCATACGCTTGACATGCTCGATAACCTGAGTTCCGAACAAGCAAGTAGTATCACTAGTAATAAGAACATCACCAGAAACACGGCTCACAACACCAGCCTTTGTCTGGCCGCCGCAGAAGTGACGAAGAGCCGTAACCGACTTATCAACCGCTGCACCATCGCTGGATACATAGTTAACAGTCTCAATATACTCGCTCGATGCGTCAACCGCACGAACACCAGTGATCTTACCGGAAAGCGACATAGTTGGCAGTCCGGACAGAGCTGAGATACAGTCTGCACCCTGGACACGACCAACCCAGTCACGGGCGGTGTCACGGTTCTCACTACGAAGGTCTTTCCACGCCGACTGCTCGGTAGAATTACCATTTATGAGCCATGAGTTACCGCGTTCCGCGATCTCAACACTCTCATCGTAAAAGGTCATGCCGACCTCGTTACCTTCGTAAACACCATCATTACCCTGACCGTCAGAGTTGTCTAGCCCGCGAAGGCCAAAGGTGATCTTGCTACCCTTGTTCGCCTTGAAGTCTCTGTTGACCTGGACGATTGATGTGTCTTTCATCCCCGTAAACGGGGCCAATGGGTTCGCTGCGAAAGCAAACTTGTAATCGTCCTTAGACCAGATTTCTGGAATAAGGGCTGTATTTGACGCTGCCATGTACCCGTTAGGGGCTGACGCGTTCCTTCTAAAACTTGTAGCTGCCATAATAAATTACTCCTGATTTACGCCGGAGTCGCTACGAGAAAATATCGTCAAATATTTCCTCTTCTGTACCGTCTTCGGCTTTGATTTCGTTCGTAGGTGCGTCTGTAGGAGTTTTTGCTTGCACAGGTTTCCGACTAAGGACTATGCAGCCTACTTGGTAGGCTTCCTCAGCAGAGTTGTCGGCATTGGCTATCTGCTTTTTAGCGTCTGGGCTTATCCCGTTCAGCCTCATAGCATTTAGCACTTCGTAGTAGTCAGGATGGTTACTGGCTGCTACTTCCTGGTCGGCTACCGCTTTATCGGTCTTAGCTTTCAGCAGGTCTTTAGCGTGTTTCGCTTCATACCTTGCCTCGGCCTTGGCCTCTGCGTTAGCTTCGATCTGTGCCGCAACACTTTTAAGATCCTTGCCAGTTGCGAAGTCTTCATCGTCGATCTCAGCATCGGAATTTACCGCGTCCGTTCGCGTGCTCTGAGATTCTAACTCTTTGACTTTTGCCTCTGCTGCCTGTGCCCTCTTTCTAAGCTTGATATGTTCAGAGGTTGGGACATAGCCGTCTGCGTGCTGTTTCTCTTCTGGCTCATCGACAACGTCGTCAAGCAGATCGGTAACTGACACATTTGGCTTTTCGGTAGCAGTTTCAGCAGGTTTCTCAGTGGCTTCTTCGCCAACCTCAACGACCTCGGCATTGTCAACTTCGTCTACACCTTGCATGAAATCTTCTACATCTACACCATTTCCAATTTCTTCACTCATAAAAGAGCTCCTTTTTTACCGGCTTGAAGGCCGTAGTCAATCACCGCAAGTCACAGTCTGCGTTTACTGCCGCCTTTTAACCGATGGCGAGATCGTTAGGTACTGCTATTGTTTGCCTGCTTTGACGGTAGCATCCACGATACTAAACACGTCTAACAGGTCAAATTTGTGGTAATGGTGACATTTTACGTCTGGGTCCACATATATAGTATACCCTGCGTTTCGTATTTTGTCACTAAAATAATAGTCTTCTGAGTCAGTTTGTGCAGTAAAATCCTCGTTGAACGTAGATTTTTGATAGGGAGCGGTGAGCTTTTCGAGCACATCACGCCTAATAAGCAGCGTTGTACCGCCAACCCGCTTCGCTTTGAATAGCTTTCTGGGAAGTTTATCGATGCCTATCGTCGTCATGCCGTCGTTACTCTCGGGATCATCAACAACAACCGACCACATACAGCGAAGTTCTTCGCCAACCCTGATAATCGGCGTTACACCAGCGACTACCGGCTTGTCGTGACGCATAAGCGACTCGATAGCAAAGTCATTGAGTGGAACTGTGTCAGCGTCAATGAAGAATATATGCGTCTTATCTGCGTGCTGAGGGTTGGTCAAGAACTCTTTGATCGCATAATTACGACCAAGCTCTGGGATTTTAGTAGGTATCGGTAGATACTCACCAACTCCACGCTGGAAAGCCTTCATACACCAGGTAGAGCACCGCTCATCTGTCTCGTACTGGACATTATGAGGCTTGACGATCAGGACTTTTGCCCCGGTCGTTGATGGTCTTTTTCGTTTTTTAACTGATTTCGCCATTTATGCCGCTTCTTTCTGTGTTTCAAGCCAGTGTTTCGCTGCGTGTCCAAGTCCGTCTTTCACTTCCATTTCATTGTCCATTTGCGGTAATTCTGGATGAAGCATGTTAAACGACCTGTTTATCGCTTTTACGTCCATTACGTCCCAGAACTCACCAAACGCCCACTCCATTACTTTATCGGCGTTTTCTTCCGCTATTCCGTACTTTTTTAGGTCTTTTTTATAGCCCATGTTACGCCGTCCTTCTATGCTTCATATTGAAGTATGCCTGGTCGTGATCCCACGCGTTTTGTGCGATCTCGTCAAGCTTGTCCCTTTTCCGTTTGCCAGTCGCATGGTGCTGGTGGTCGAACATTATATCGTCAATTTTGACGAATGTCCCATAATGCCGCCTGTACAGGTCAGTATCGCAGAAGTTATGTATAAACATCTCGTCGAATATCTTCGGACCATGCTTTTCGTACCATGCCTTAGTTATCACCGGATGACAAGGCTGGTTAGTATTAACCATATCGAATATGAATAGAGCGTTGCCGTCAAACTTATTACAGCAAAACGGCAAGTGCTCACAATTCATAAATGGGTGCAGGTCGTCAGCCCCGCAAACAATACCGTCAAACTCGCCGATCTGGGAAGCCATATAGTTCTGAAGCTTAGCGAACGATTTACGCTCACCCAGTTCCAACCAGTCAGTAAAAGGCTTTACGAGGTCATAAGTCCTTTTGTCCCATGTATATACAGCGATCTTAATATCGTCATCCTTGAGCATTGCCCATGTCTTGACGGTATCAAGTGCTTGGTCCGGCCTGCCGCCGGTTGGTATTGTTACCCATACGCTCATTATTGGCCTCTATATCTCATGGTGCCGTTTCTACCGCAGTCACACCGCATAGGCTTACGCTTACTCGGGTGCGAGTTACAGTTGCCGCGGTGCTCCCTGCCGTTTCTGTCGATAAACGGTTGACCAGGTTTAGCCTTCCTGCCGCTCTGGTAATTGTCGATAACTTCGTCCTTCTTAGCCATCGCCTCTTCGCGTCTGTCAACTTCACGTTGCTGGGCCTCAACGTCGGCTATCCGCTTTTGTTCAACCAGCTCAGCCTCTTTAGCTTCAAGTTCTGCTTCCTTAGCAGCAAGCTCGGCCGCTTTTGCGTCATTGTCAACAACGCCTACTGCGTCCAGAGCGTCGTCTTTTGTTTCGTTCTTCGCCATAATACTGTTTCCTTGTTCTTAAACTTAAGTTTTACGCAACTGCCTGCGGAGCCGCCTGCTGCTGCTGTTGATATTTAGCTTTAATCTCTTCCTTGTTCGGAAGGTCTGTTGCATCGACCATGATATCCGGTGGGATAATGCCAGGATAACTCTGGTTAAGTGCGTCCATCTGCATGTATCTCAGAAGCTGCTCTGTTGGTGCTGTAGGCGAAGTCGTTACCTTAACCCCGTACTCGGCCACCTTGTCGCTTCTAAGCTCTTCTAGTAGCATGTCAGCAGCTACACGTTTAACTACCTCGTCATAGTTCATCTTGAGGGTTGGGTAAGCCTTGGCGTACTGTACTGATGCTTCCTGGCCCTGCTGAACTGTCTCGATCAGCTCTGGCTTATCTTCCGGTTTGACCTGCTGGAAGAACTCAGGGCTTATCGGAGGAAGCGGCTGCGGCTCTGGCAACCCACCACCAACCTGACCTTCTAGCTTGAGCCGTGCCTTCGCCATCATAGCTTCATCGATCAAAGAGGACGCAGCAACAATGTTCTTTATCTCTTCATCAGTATAAGTGTTGTTCTTGCGGATTACAAGAAGCATATACTCACCAAGCAATTCCAGCGTGTAATAAAACTTGTCAAACGCAGTCTCGGAGCTTAGTTTGTTCTGTTTCTGCTTCAAGCCGATCGCTCTGCCTGACTCAGCACCACCAGAATCAAGTCCGAGCGTTGACTCGTCGATGCCTGCCACTTTCATCTGGTCGACTTCGAAATCCTTAGCCATTTGGTAATGGCCTACCGGAAGTGGTGTCGGCGTGATCGCCTCGGCAGCCCCGCCAAACTTGCTCTCGTCAACGACATAGCCGTCAACATCACCATAGTTCTTGAGATCGTTGAAGTCGGCCTGGTTCATTTTCTTTCTGATCTTCCAACCAGCGTTGGCTGTCTTGTTAAGAATCTTGATCGTCTGAGTAGCAAAGATATTCTCCATCTGCTGCAGGCTGACAACATCGTCAAGCTGTCCAGAAGCATAGCCCTGGTAGTAATACGGGCTGAATCTGAATACTGGAAGGTCAGTGACATCAGGGCCGAACGGGCTCACAACGTCGTCGAGCATGTTTCGACCAAGCATAGTTGTTTTATGCAGGATGAACGCGGCGTGCTTCTTAACGCCGTACCTCGCGTCTTTACGGGCCTTCTTCGCAGCCTTAAGCGTCTTCTTGCCAGACTTCTCAGTCACGATCCTTGACGCTCCGGTCTTAGAGTCGATAACCATAACACCCTTAACAACCTCTTTCCACCAGACAGTCCGGACGCGGTACTTGTATTTGCGTTTTAGCTCATCGTCCTCATAGTCGTTACGGCGGTCGATACTGTTCTCGTCATCAGAAAGAAACGCAGCTACCGTGTCGATTCCCATCGAACTATCGCCATCGTACCCACCCTGAACGCCTGAATAGTTGAAATCTGGGTAAGTACACTCAACCACGTCTTTATCAAGCCAATCCTTAATAATAACGTACTTAGCACCCTCTTCTTTGTCGTTTATATTGTAAATGTCGCAGTTTGGGTCTACGTCAACGTCAAATATCGACTTAGCCCTGATTGTTGGCTGGCCGTTAACCGTCTTCGTCTCGTCAACGTCGAAGCAAAGGAAGCTCTCACTATCAACAAGCCCGTCCTCAAAACAACAAGCGTAGATATAATCAGCATTGCTCTGGTCCTCGGCGTGCTTCATTGTCTCAGACCATACCTGAGCCGCCGCTTCCGTGCCGCCACGTCTCGGTCTTACCCGGATGCTCTGCCGGTTATTCAGGTACATTCCCATCATACCCTTAATGATCGGCTTACAGCGGTTCTTTGTTACCGGCGTTACGCCTTTAGACTTATAAAGGTTCCAATCTTCCAGCGTCCATTGGTGGCCGTTTCGGAAGTCTTGGTACGTTATTGCCCGGTCACGCTGCTTTGACAGCTTATCGCTGTTGTCAGAGTCCAAGAGGAAGGTTAGAGCTTTATTAGCTACGTCTTTTTCTTTTAGCATATTAGTATCGCCTTAAGTGGTCTGGTACACCTGAACTTGATGATTGTAGTTGCCTATCTTCACAAGACGGCTCGATCTCGTCTAAGTGATACATCGCCATTGTGAAATTATCAGCCCTGTCCGGGGACTCACCTGTTCGCTTCTTAATGTCTGCTTTCGGCTCGATCAATATCTTGCCATTCCGAAACTTATATCTTGGTGTGCAAAGCTGAGCCACCAACTTCGGATCGTCGCTTTTAAACTCAATGTCTCTGTCTGAAAACATCTGGGCAGTCTTATCCCAACACTCAGCCCGGACGTTGTGGTACTTCTCACTGTCAAACGCCTTGCCCGATCCGCGGTGCTCGATGACTGTACGCCCGTAAGCGGATAAATTGTCGATTATCGGACCGCCAAGTCCGTCACCGTCGATTATGATCGTTATGTCGCCATTATCAAGGGATAACTGGTTAAGCTTTCCAGATGTGTAATGCGTATCTTTCTGGCCGTAAATAATCTCTTCTTTTATCAGCGTGTTCTCATACCTGTATATCGTCGTCTCGTCATCACCAAACCTTGCAGGGTCGCATACAATGAACCGACGTGTTTCGACCGGGTTGAGCGTAATCTGCCTCGATGCAGTGATCCATAAGTTCTTAATAACCTGGTCAGCACCTTCAAAACAGTCCCATGACCCATTTAGATAACCCTCTAAGAGCTCAGGTCTATGCCCGAACGCCTTTTTAAGTGTGTCAATATAACCTTCTGGTAAGTGAGGATTGTCGGTCGGAAGTGCCGGGACGTATGTGTAATACGGCTCTGTAGTATCAATAAACTCGTTTTTCAACCAGCATTGTGCCGGATTCGCAGTCCAAAGTATCTGGTACGGGATATGCTTATCGTTGATCTTGCCACGCAGCGAACCACGGAGAACAGAGATATCGTCCTTCTCAGTCTCTTCGGCCTGGTCGATGAACGCAAAGAAGTATTCAGCGGAGTTAAACTTGTTAACTACCGCCGAATTATCAAGCCCGCCTGTTAGTATCTTGACCTTGCCATCGATGATAATCTCGGCTGGCTGGCCCTTAATCTCATAGAGCTCAGAAGGAATCGTCTTCTTCCATGTTTCCAGTGTTGTATCTTTGAAGTCCTTACCTATCTTACGCCCCATGAACCCGACCGGGATCGGGAACTCTGGATTTGTAGTAATCTCGCAATGCTCTATGATCCTTAAGCACTGAGCCAAGCACCAATGGCATCCAAAGTAGCTCTTACCGCCGCCCTTGGCTCCACCATACAAAACCTCACCGTCAGTAGGCGAGCAGAGAGCGTCAAACGCCTGTGCTTGCCTGAGTGTTGGTTTGAAGATGTAATCGCCTTGAGCTACCATTATTTTATATTGTCCCCTTTGAAGTCTTCCGGCATCTGGATTGTAAACCCAACGCCGCGGCTCTCTGTGATCTCAGTAGCTTTGCCTTCGTTCAGGTCAGCACGCTTCTCAGCAGTCTCGCCGATCTTGATGATGGTATTCATTTCGTCTGAGAGGTCTTCATCTTCCATGTTCTCTAGGTATTTCAATTGATGATCAATCGCTAACGCCCCAGCCCTTCGATACTTAGAGTTACGAAGCTGAGCCAGCTTACCCTTAGCCTCATCATAAGCTTCCGGGTGTCTCTTCATCCAGCTGTAGATCGTGTTCGTGGTCACATGGAACCTATCCCCAATGTCCGCAACCTCAATGCCGTTAGCGTACATCGCTAATATCTGGTACATGTCGTAATCGATTGGGCCGTCAGTCATTGAAAATGTTATTCCCTTCATTGAACATGTCGTTGTACCCGGTATTGAACATGTCGTTAGTTATGCCTATCCCACCTGAGCCAGACCCATCCGCGAAAAACAACCCCTCTTTAGAGAAATAAACAGCCGCTTCTTGCTCGCCGAACGTGCCGAATAACTCCAACCCTTTTTTGCCCATGTGAGGGTAAGTAAATTTGCCGCGTCTGCCTTGGTAGTATGGTGATTTATCGTGCAATGCCCAGGATGTGCCATTGTCAGATGATTCGTATATTGCAAGATGATCTCTAAATGGTGTAGTTGTTCCATCACTTGG